CGACAAATAGATTCAAGACGAAGGCGGTATGCAGTAGATAACATAAATTTATGTCTCTTTATCTTTATTTATTTTTCTCATAATACTTGTCAATCTTTGCACGTAATTCTTTTGCAAGTTTGAGGTTCTTACGATACAGCATATATTTTACCACAGGATTACGAGGATTGTTAGTTATCCACCACCACCAACGTTTAGTGTTAGTGCTTGCTAACTTAATAACATAATCATATGCTCTGGCAACGTTTGAATCTGTAACGATGATATATGCTAATACACCAAAGATTAAGAAACAAACGTATTGAGCAGTCATTAGTGAAACTCCTCGTTTCTACGCTGATCAAGATAGGCAACGATTTCGTTTCTCCACTCCATTAATTCATGAAAACACTCTTGATTGTGAGCACATTGACGAAGTTCATGATCGGGTTTCAAAACACTTTCATAAAACAACCCAAGTGCATCACGACGTTTTTCATGCTTCTCGGTCATAGAAACTCCTCTAGTGTGGACGTGGTTTTCTTTTTAATTTTAGATTCTTTTTTAATATATGCAAGTGCCTGTTTATACGTCGTCACTGAATGCACTTGTCTACCGTTATGTATAATAGCAAACCCTTTCCTTTTACCTGCCCATGGTATGGCAGCCCACATGCCATCATTACTACAATAACCGTCTGGATCTCCAAACTTAGAGTCCAGAACGGTTTTGTTGTAAATATTTGGTTTTTGAAACTTAGAACTTGGCATTGACACTCACAACAGTGGCATTAGGATTCCGTGCAAGTGCTACTTCACGGGCTTCCTGATAATCACGGGCATGAACTTCTTCATAGAAGACACGACCAGCAACGTAGAGTTTGACTTCGCAAAGCATGGTAGTTTCCTTTGATTACCTTTGTATTATAGCAGAGAGGAGCAGGGATTCTGCTCCTGGTGGACAGTATCAGCGGCGGACCACTGAGATGGCAGGTTCTCCCTGCTGAAATACCGTATCCACAA